AAAATCAATGGTTTTGTTTTGAACTTATATAGGCACCTTCCCCGTCTGGGAAGGCGAGTCAAAGAAATTTCCTATATTATAACAAATATTAAGGAAAAAATCGCCGAGGGGCGGTCATGTGCGGATTTCCTCCCTTCTCCTGCGCCTTGGAGCAATTTTGTAAAAATAATTTTACACCCCCTTGCATTTTTGCTTTCCGTTTGTTATTATATTTAAGTCATATGGTTGAGAAAATCTGAGACACAGGGGCATAGCGCAATTGATAGAGCAACGGTCTCCAAAACCGTAGGTTGGGGGTTTGAGTCCCTCTGCCCCTGCCAATTTGGCCCAATAGCTCAGCTGGATAGAGCACTTGACTACGAATCAAGGTGTCGGGAGTTCGAATCTCTCTTGGGTCACCATACCATTCAAATTCGAACTCTTTACTCTTACAGGATTCTGCAGGAGTGGGAGTTCGTTTTTGTAATTATACTGAATTTCAATGTAGTCATCATAGACTATCACGCAGCGGACGAGCGATGAGAGCAGGATGCTCTTGTACTTGTCCACTGTTTTTATTTTCTGGGCGATTGAGTAAAAGAAAAATTCAATATGCTTTTCCGTCAGCTTTGACTTACCGGATAATAATTCTTCGCGAGAAATGGCCTCATTTAGCTCTGTGAGGCGTTTCTCATACTCTTTAATATGATTTGTTATGGTGACGGAGATAAGGCCGCTCTCGACCGCCTGCACGCAATTTTTAAGCTTTTTATTTATCTCTGCCGCCTGATTCTTCAGAGATTGAACGGTCAGGGATTCTTTTTGCTTCTTCTGCTCTTCGACTGCCTGCCGGGCGATTGCATGCACAGCTTCCTTACTGGACAAGATTCTGGTGGTAACAGAGCAAACAAGCTCTTCCAGTTTATCGGCTCTGATGTTCCTGGCTGTGCATCCGTCTTTCTTCAGGTGCTTCGTGCAGGCATAGTAGTAATAGGTATTTTTGTACTTCGACGTGCCGGATGTGCCGACCATGTTAGAACCACACTGGCCGCAGAAAAGTTTTCCGGTTAGAAGGAAATTTTCACTGCATACTTTCACGTGATTATTCTTCCTGTACTGCAAGGTCTTCTGTACGGCTTCGAAGGTCTTTCTGTCAATGATTGCAGGAATAGCGTTCTCTTTCCGGATGTGGTTCCAGGTATAAGTGCCAATATACTTTTCATTCCGAAGAATGGTAGTTAGACTGCTTTTTCCAAAGGGGCGGCCGGTTGATGTGCGGCAGTTGGCGGCATTCAGCTCATTGATGATTCCGGTAGGCGTGCGGCCATCCAGCACCATCTGATAAATCCGCCTGACTATCTGCGCTCCGGCTTCATCAATGACCAGGTGATGATCTGCATCCAGCTTATAGCCTAACGGAACAAGGCCGCCTGACCACTTGCATTCCAGAGCATTTTCCGTCATCCCTCTCATTACATTTTCGGCCAGCTCGGCGCTGTAGTATTCAGCCATTCCTTCTATGACAGATTCAAGCAGAATGCCGGATGGATCGTCAGCAATATTTTCCATGGCACTGACAACATGCACACCATATTTTTTCAATTTATGCTTGTATTTGGCCGAATCGTATCTATTCCTGGCAAAGCGGTTCAGCTTGTATACCAGGACAACGTCAAAAGCTTGCGTGGCGGCTGCCTGAATCATCATCTGGAACTCCGGGCGCTGGTCTGACCTTCCGGTCATTGCGCGGTCTGCATATGTGTGAACGATGACCATATTATTCCGGCGGGCATAGTCTTCACAGACACGAATCTGGCCTTCAATCGATTCCTCACGCTGACGATCCGAAGAATAGCGGACATATAAAACGGCCTTGACTGGTGCTGTGGTTTCTTTTTTAGGCATAAGAAAAGCCTCCTAACTGGGTAAAATGGAGGCTGGTTTGGTATAATAGAATAGTAATCAGCCTCACGCGGGATAGATTACAACGGCCACAAGCTCTGCAAAGCTTCGTGACCACTAGCCTCATCCATACGACGGTATGGATGGGGCTTTTTATTGTGCAAAAAATTGGAAATTTACACAGATGGATTCTTTACTGTGCGAATCTGTAAGGAATTGCACAGTTGATGTTTTGCCTATGTCGGCAAATCATTTCAAGCAGGCAGAAAAGGAAAAGATTATGATAATGAGCTCAATAACTGCAGAATTTTGACAGATAACTTTTCCTTGACAAACCCCAATTATACTAAACTAATTTTTCGCGATTAGATGATTTAGGAAATCATAGGAAAAATAAGAAAAACCATTTTGAACTGTTTGGAAATCTCGGCAGGCTGAATTCTTCCCTTCCAGAAGCTTGAACAGATTTTTATGAGATTGAAATTGGAAACTATGGGTTCCCACTGGCTTCCGGAGCTCTGACTGTATACATATGGACGTAGTTTTCCGGGAGTGCTGGCGCAATCCCTTTTTCGATGATGGTAGCAATCAGGTCCTTCTTCAGCCCATTTGTAGGCAGCCCTGCATCAGCAAGGATTTTCTGCAGTTCCGGCTTATGCAGTTTTTGCAACTCTTTTTCAATGGAAATATCCACAAGGTGGGCATAATTTCCCGGATCCACGAAATCCCTGATGAAATCTTCCCTTGTGTAGCCATCCGGCTTTTCCTTGTATAAGGATTCATAGGAAATGCCGCCAACATACGTCTTTGATTCATAAATGACTGTTTTCACAAACATATCTTGAGATGGTTTATACAAGGATTTCACGGTAGGAGCGGTTAATTCTTTCATGGTGTACAGCATGACTTGAGCACAGGCTTTAGCATCTGACAAGGAATCATGATGGTCCAGTTCAATATTCAAATAGTCACAGATTGTATTCAGCTTATGGTTAGGCAGATCCCTGTAAGTAAATCTGGCGCTTTGCAGAGAATCAGCAAAAAGCAGAGGGCGGTCCAGTGAAATACCTTCTACCAACGCGGCGTGCAGCAGGCAGCCCATATCAAACTGAGCATTATGCGCTACCAGAACATATCCTTTGATGAAGTCATGGAAAGTGGATTCATAATATTCTTTGAACGTGGGAGCTGTGCGGACCATATCCCATGTGATCCCATTGATCCGTGTGTTTGTGAATTTAGTTTCCGGCGGCTTAATCAAAGAAGTGATACTGTCCGTAATCTGGCCATGGTCAACTTTAACGGCTGAAATGCTACAGATTGAATAAGGTTGGGCATTGGCCGTTTCCACATCGAACGCCACGAAGCTGTCAATGGGTACACGGTATTGATTGGTTACCGGTAAATGCATCCTGGCAAATCCGTGGGATTCAGGAAGCCTGTAAGCATCCAAAAATTCTGAATAGAATGGAGCTTCTGCTTCCAGCTCAGCTTCCTGCTTTTTCTTTTTATTATGCCTGTAATACCATACCGCAAAGATTATGACGATTAAAATCAGACCACCCATAATTCCACCTTAATCCCCTTTCTTCAGCTGGATAAACTGCTTTGGAACTCCACGGCATCTTGCCAAATCATATAGAGAGCAGTCTTCATGATCTGCAAGGTATTCATCATTCAGAAGCAATTCCACAGCAAATTGATTGGCCACATGCTCTACCCTGCTGGCATTAATGCTCATGGTGTATGTTTTCAGCCATTGCGTATTATCATCCGGGGTGAAAAGCGCATGCCCTAATTCATGTGCACAGACGAAGTTCAGTAAGTCAGAAGGCGTGCGCTTGTCATCAATAATAATAAATTTTGACCTTTTGTATTTTAAGTAGTTCCCTAGTTTTCCGCCTAAATCTCCATATATGATATGGATGTTTCTAGCCTCCGCCAGTGCAAACGGATCATCAGTTTTATATCGGTGGATCAGCTGGCGAACCTTCCGCTGTATTTCCATACTATTCAATCCTTCCGGTACTTTTTAGGCGTATATTTCTTCTTTGCAATTTTTTTAGCCTGGATCATTGCGGCATTAATGGTGGCAGTGAATGCTTCAATGTCTTCAATGTCGGCGCCATCTTCATAGGCCGCGGAGGATACGGAGTTCATCATATCTTCCAAATCGGATTCAATTTCACGTTCATCGCTGGCTGTAAGTTCCAAATCATTATCCTGCTTATCCCAACCCATGAGATAAGCAGTGGAAGTTCCTAAAGCTTTTGCAAAACTATCTAATGTAGAAATTGCGACATTGCTAATATTCCCTGCTTCGTAGCGCTGGACAGTTCCTTCACTTAGCCCAACTTTATTGGCTAATTCAAGAAGTGTCATGTTTTTTTCTTTTCTGACAGCCTTTATTCTTGCACCAATTTGTCGGTTAATTATATCTTTATCCATGATTTGCACCTCCCTGAAAAGATATTATCATAAATTTGTACAACGTGCAAGAAAACGTGCAAACAAGTCAAGAAATCTTGCATTACATGCTTGACAATTTAATATCCATAGGTTATTCTAATCGTAGAAAACTTGCATGGTATGCAAGTTAAAAAGGAGGTGATACTTATGAATCGGCAAAAGCTTAAAGGAAAACTCTATGAGGAAAATAAAACCTACAAGGATTTAGCAGACGTTCTTGGCAAGTCGGTAACGACTGTATCCAACAAAATGAATGGAGCAAGCGAATTTGATTGTGCCGAAGCTTGCATAATCAGTAAATGGCTTGCGCTTTCTCCCAAAGAAAGTATCGAATTTTTTTGTTCTAAAACTTGTATAGTATGCAAGAAATTGAGCTATATAGCAGGTTTTTAAGGAAGTGAGCAGTAATGACAGAGTTACTTGATTACATCGCAAGATACGTCAATGAGCATGAGGCTGAATACCAGGAATGGCTAAAAGAGCAAAGGAGTGAGCAGGATGACAAGAGAAGAACTTTGGCAGCTGCAGAGCATTCAACATGAATTGGAAAGGCGCCGTCAGGATGAGGATGAGGAAAGCAATGAAATGGGTTAAGGAGGAAGAATCATGAAGCCCTTGATTAAACGCATCCGCTGGGTGCGGATTGGATGTTTACTTTGCGGGATCATGGCTGCCGGCGCCGTAGGCTTCGGATACTACCGTGACACTACCACAACACAGCTTGTGGAATATCGCAAGACTGTGGAGGCAGGCGATACGCTCTGGGGCATAGTAGCAAAAGTGGCCACGGACAAGGAGGATATGGGAAAGCTCGTGTGGCAGGTCATGAAAGACAACCACATCAAGAATCCCGGAGCATTACAGCCTGGTACTGAGCTGGTGATTCGTGCGAAGGCCGCCCGTGAATTGTAATGAAAGGAGGTGGGAAGAATCTCGGAAATTGAATATGAAGAAGCAAACGAAAAGTATTTTGAATAGAAAAAGGGCTCTGATGTGTACGAGACATCAAAGCCCAGTGCGGAAAGTGCCTACATTCCGCCTCTATTTTACCACAACAAGGGAGGCTTAATAATGACTGAAAAATTTTTCGAAGCACACGGGGTTAAGAAAGAGCCCATGAAGGGAGGACTTGCATGTCTTCTGAATTTTCCGATTCCCGACTGGGCTGTTAAAAAGAAGAAGGATGGGACGATAGAGCCGAAGCTCTGGGACTTATTCGAAGCACTGCAGTATGCAGTAAGTTTTGTTCCATTCTATTCCCGAGGCAAGCATGCTGGTGAGCCCAACTGGCAAAAAGAAAGCGAAAGAACCATGTTCAAGACCCTGGATGAAGCAGAAGCGTTCATGAAGAGCATGGTCGGAAAGGATTATGAAGGGAGGCGAAGAAGATGAAAGTATCAACCAACTGCGACCTGTGCCAGTTTCAGAAATTCTGTGAAATGGGTGTAAATCCGAAAAGGCTTCGTGTAGAGGCAGGAATCCTTCTTAGGGATGGGCCAAAGCACTGCCCAATTATGGAGACAAAGAGAAAAGGGCTCTGACGTAGTCAAGACGTCAAAGCCCAGGGCGGAAAGAGCAACCTTCCGCCTCTATTGTATCACAGGAGGTAAATGTAATGCACAATCTGTACTCTGAAGAGCCAGACCACCAGGGTCTTGAAACCCAAGAAATAGAAGAGTGGACACCTGAAGAAGTGATCGACTTCATCGATATTTGGGCAGAAGATAGGAAAAAAGCAAAAAGAACCAGAGTCATCTGCCGGGATAAGGATGCCTGGGTGGCTGTAGATAACAGTACCGGCGATTGCTGGGTGGCTGTAGATAACAGTACCGGCGATTGCTGGGTAGGATATTTCGTATCTAAGAAGGACGCCATTGACTGGCTGAATGGGAAGGAGCTTGAAAACTGAAATGATTACGATCAACGAGTTGCAGATTGAAAACCTGAAAAAGGTCAAGGCCGTGAAACTGGAACCGTCGGCATCAGGGCTGACGGTCATCGGCGGACGGAACGGCCAGGGGAAAACATCTATCTTGGACGCCATCGCCTGGGCCCTGGGCGGCGAGAAATTCCGTCCGGGGAATCCGGCACGGGGCGGAGCTTTAACCCCGCCGAACCTGCATGTTGAGCTGTCCAACGGCATTATCGTGGAACGGCGCGGACAGAACAGCAGCCTGAAGGTCATCGACTCGACCGGAAATAAATCCGGCCAGCGTCTGCTGAATGAATTCATTTCCACCCTGGCGCTCGACCTGCCTGTATTTATGCACGCTTCTGAAAAGGAAAAGGCCGACACCCTGCTCCGGATCATCGGCGTAGGGGACCGGCTTCAGGCATTTGACCGGCAGGAGGCACAGCTTTACAGCCAGCGGACGGAAATCGGCCGCATTGCTGACCGGAAGAAAAAGGCTGCGGAAGAAATGCCGTTCTATCCGGATGTACCGAAGGAGCCCATCAGTGCGGCGGAACTGGTCAGACAGCAGCAGGAAATCCTTGCCCGGAACGGGATGAACGCCGAAAAACGGCATGACGCAAAACGGCTGCGGGAAGCGGCGAACATGGCGGAGAATGAGGTCATCGCGCTGGAACGCCGGTTGAAGATTGCCAGGGAGAATCTGGAGCGGGCGCAGGCGGATGCCGAAACGGCGGAGAAGAGCGCGGAGGACTTGCAGGACGAATCCACGGCGGAACTGGAAGAGAACCTGCGGAAGATTGACGAGCTGAACACGAAGATCCGGAGCAATGCCGCAAAGGAAGCCACGGAAATCGAAGCGGACAATCTTGTCCAGGAATATGACGACTTGTCCGACAAGATTAAGAATATTCGGGAGCAGCGGGAGGCACTGCTGGATGCGGCGGACCTTCCTCTTCCGGGGCTGTCAGTGAAAGACGGGAAGCTCATCTACAAAGGGCAGCCATGGGACGGGATGTCAGGGGCGGAACAGCTCAAAGTGGCGGTAGCCATCATCCGGAAGCTGAACCCCGAGTGCGGTTTCGTCTTGATGGATAAGCTCGAACAGATGGACGTGGATACACTGCGGGAATTCGGGGCATGGCTCCAGCAGGAAGGCTTACAAGTCATCGCTACGAGAGTGTCCACGGGTGACGAGTGTTCCGTCATCATCGAGGACGGAATGGTTAAGTCTGATGATCCGGAAGCTCCGGCGGAAGAAATCCGTCAGAAGGCTCCGAAGTTTGTGAAAGGGGTGTTTTAAATGTTGAACGTAACGAGCGGAATTATTGCCCGCCCTGTAAAGTGCTGTGTCTATGGGGTGGAAGGTATCGGCAAAAGTACATTTGCGAGCCAGTTTCCGGACCCGCTGTTCTTTGACCTGGACGGCGGTACTTCAAGGCTGGATGTCAAAAGAGTGACAGATATTCAGTCATGGCCGCAGCTCATGCAGAGTATTGAGGAAGTCTGGAAGAACCCGGGAACCTGCCGAACGCTGGTCATTGATACGGCAGATGCAGCCGAAAGGCTTTGCATTGGGTACCTGTGCGGGAAACACGGGAAAAAGGGGATAGAAGATTTCAGCTACGGCTCCGGCTACGCCTACCTTGTGGAAGAATTTGCCCGGTTCCTGCTGTCGCTGGAAACCTGCGTAACGCAGGGTGTCAATGTGGTGATCCTCGCCCATGCCATCCTGAAAACCATCACCTTACCGGATGAAATGGGACAGTATGACCATTGGGAGCTGAAGCTTTCAACAAAGACCACGAACAAGGTCGCGCCGTTGGTTAAGGAATGGGCGGATATGCTGTTCTTCGCGAACTACGAGACGATGCTCGTCGAGGATGACAAGTCAAAGAAGAAGAAAGCCATGGGCGGCCGGAGGATGATGTGGACTTCCCATACCACCTTCGCGGATGCGAAGAACCGGTTCGAGCTTCCTGATAAGCTGCCATTTGAGTATGCGCAGATTGCAAGGTGCATCCCGAACGGAGCCGCTCCGGAGCCTGTACCGGAACCGGAACCGGAACCGGCACCGGCCGCAAAACAGGAGCCTGAATCGCCTAAGCCCGTAACCCCGGTTGCACTGGAACCAAAAAAGCCGGCTCCTCAGACCAAGCATGAAGCCCTTCTCGAAAAAGTTCGGGCATTGATGGCGCAGGCTGAAATGCCGGAGCGAACAGTCGCGGAATCCATCGCAAAGAAGGGGTACTTCCCGAAAGATATGCCCATCGATGAGTACCCTGATGATTTCATCGAAGGCGTACTGATCGGCGCATGGGACCAGATTGTCAAGTTTATTGAGGATGAACACATCCCGTTTTAATCATTCATAAAGGAGATAAACACAATGGAAAGCACATTCAATAAATTCGGAACAGCACACGCAGATACCAGCGACAGGGTCATCGACTGGGACGAAGTCGTCACAGACAGCAGGAAGGAATATGTTCTCCTCCAGCCGGGGACGTACCCCTTCAAAGTAACGAACTTCGAGCGCCGTCAGTACCACGGGTCCGAAAAGATGCCGCCATGCCCGCAGGCGGTGGTTACAGTTGCTATCGACGGCGGGGAGCAGGGTGAAGGCTCCGCCGTCGTAAACTTCTTTCTGACTGAAAGGCAGAAGTGGAAGCTGGCGCAGTTTTTCGTTTCCATCGGCATCCTTGAAAAAGGCGGCACCGGCAGAATGGACTGGACGAAGGTCGTAGGTGCTACCGGCATGTGCGAGCTGGACAACCGCGAGTATAAAGACAACAAGTACAACGAAATCAAGAAATGGCTGGCACCGGAAAGCCATGAGCAGAAGTCCTCCGCAGGATATAAAGCTGGGACCTTCTGACCATGGAATTAAGACCGTATCAGAGGGAAGCGGTCGCAGCGGTCAAGCAAGAGTGGAAGAAGGGTAAGCGCAAAACCCTCCTCGTCTTGCCTACGGGCACGGGGAAGACAATCGTCTTCGCAAATGTCGCCCGGAGTGAAGTCCGCTGTGGAAGGAAGGTGCTGATTCTTGCACACAGAGACGAGCTGCTGCAGCAGGCGGAGGACAAGATCAAGATTGCAACGGGCTTGGCGTGTGCCAAAGAGAAAGCAGGAGAAACGAGTATCGGAAGCTGGTACCGGGTAACGGTCGGCTCAGTGCAGACGATGATGCGGGACAAGCGGCTGAATCAGTTTCCGGCGGATGCCTTCGGTACCATCATCATCGACGAAGCCCACCACTGCCTGTCTGACAGTTATCAGCACGTACTGCAGCATTTTCCGGAAGCCAATGTGCTGGGGGTGACTGCCACGCCGGAGCGGAACAATCTGCAATGCCTGGGCGAGTACTTCGATAGTCTTGCCTATGAATACACGCTTCCGCAGGCGGTTCGGGATGGGTACCTGTGCAAGATCAAAGCGCAGACCATCCCCCTGCAGCTGGACCTGACCGGCGTGAAGATGTCAGCAGGGGACTATTCGGCAGGAGGACTGGGCACGGCGCTGGACCCGTATCTCGAGCAGATTGCGGAGGAAATGAAGAAATACTGCGCCGACCGGAAAACGGTAGTTTTCCTTCCCCTCGTAGCCACTGCCCGGAAGTTTAAGGCCATACTGAACAAGGCGGGCTTCCGTGCGGCAGAGGTCAACGGACAGAGCCGGGACCGGGAAGAGGTCCTCCGGGACTTTGCCGACGGGAAGTATAACGTAATCTGCAATGCGATGCTGCTGACCGAAGGCTGGGACTGTCCATCAGTGGACTGCGTCATCATGCTTCGGCCTACCAAAATCCGCGCGATGTACTGTCAGTGCATCGGCAGGGGGACGCGGCTGTCGCCGGGGAAGAAGGACCTGCTTATCCTGGACTTCCTCTGGCAGACAGCCCGGCACGACCTGTGCCGCCCTGCGTCCCTGATCTGTAAGTCGAAAGAGACGGCGGAAAAAGTCACCAAGAATCTGGAGGAATCCGGGGAAGCAGAGGACCTTGAGGAAGCGGAAGAACGGGCCTCGGAAGAAATCGTCATCCAGCGGGAGGAAGCACTTGCCGAACAGCTCAAGGCCATGCGGGCAAGGAAGCGAAAGCTCGTAGATCCGATTCAATTCGAGCTGAGCATTCAGTCGGAGGACCTGTCGAACTACGTGCCCACATTCGGGTGGGAAATGGCTCCGGCGACGGAGAAGCAGCTAGCCCGGCTGGAAAAATTCGGAATCTATTCCGATGAAGTAGACAACGCCGGGAAGGCAAGTCTGCTCCTGGGCAAGCTGGTGTCCCGGCAGAAGGCCGGACTGTCCACTCCGAAGCAAATCCGTTTCCTCGAAGGCCGGGACTTCCGTCACGTAGGTTTGTGGACATTCGGCCAGGCGAACAGCATGATCGGCCGCATCGCCAATAACAAATGGCATATCCCGCAGGGAGTAACCCCGGCGACGTATAGTCCGGATCCGGACCTCTTTTCGGGCGGTGATGACTGATGAACGAAAACTTCGACCTCCGGGCGCTTCTGGCAAAAATCGATCCGGCGTCATGCACCTATGATGAATGGCTCAATGTGGGCATGGCATTGAAGCATGAAGGCTATCCGATGGATGTCTGGGAAGCATGGTCCGCTTACGACGCGGCGCGTTTCAAAGACGGAGAATGTGCCCAGAAATGGGCAGGATTCAACGGCAGCACAACCCCTGTCACGGGGGCGACCATTACCCAGATGGCCAAGGAAAGGGGATGGCTGCCCCAACGGGCGCAGGAAGATAAGGCGCTCGACTGGGACAGTGCCATCACCGACGCCGCGCCCATCGTGGACAAGCACTACATGGAAGCGGCGAAAGAGATCCGGGAACCGGACCGCTGGGACCCCATCGCCGACATGCTCAATTACATTACGGCGGTATTCCGCCGGGATGACATCATCGCTGTCAGTATGCGGTCATTCGAGAAGCAGGATGATCCGGGGCGGTTCGTTCCGGATGTAGGAGATTTCCGGAATACGGCGGGGTACTACATCGACCGGCTCAAGAAGTACCGGATCAAGGCTCAGCAAAAGGAAATCACGATTTCTGACGCCATTTCCTTCGCCATGGGGGACTATAACCCGCAGGCTGGAGCATGGATACGGTTCAATCCATTTGACGGGCAGGGCGTGAAGAACGCCAATGTGACAGATTTCCGGTTTGCGCTTGTGGAATCAGACAGCATGGAGCCGGGGATGCAGGAAGCACTGATCCGGGAACTGGAGCTTCCGGTGGCTGCTTTGGTGTATTCCGGTGGAAAGTCTGTCCATGCCATCGTCCATATCGATGCAGAATCCATGGACGAATACAAGAAACGTGTACAAAATCTTTATCAGGTATGCAAAAAGAACGGCCTGAAAGTAGATGATGCCGACCGGAACCCTTCCCGGCTGTCCAGGCTACCCGGAGTGTGGCGAAAAGACCGGAAACAATTCCTCATCGCCACGAACATCGGGAAGCCGTCCTACGAAGAATGGGTAGAATGGATCGCCGGACTGGACGACGATCTTCCGGATCCGGAGAGTTTGTCCAGCGTGTGGGACAACATGCCCGACCTGGCACCGGCTTTGATTGAAGGTGTGCTCAGAATGGGCCATAAACTGCTTTTAGCGGGCCCCTCAAAGGCAGGTAAGTCATTTGCCCTTATTGAGCTCTGCGTGGCCATAGCGGAGAGTTTGAAGTGGTTACAGACGTTTCAGTGCCGAAGGGGCAATGTACTCTACTGCAATCTGGAGCTGGACCGGGCGTCCTGCCTGCACCGTTTCAAGGATGTGTATACGGCGCTGGGCATTGCTCCGGAGCATCTACAGAATATCGACATCTGGAACCTGCGAGGACAGGCGATCCCCATGGATAAGCTGGCGCCCAAGCTGATCCGCAGGGCGCAGAAGAAGAATTACGCGGCGGTCATCATCGATCCGATCTACAAAGTCATCACCGGCGATGAAAACAGCGCCGATCAGATGGCGCATTTCTGCAACCAATTTGACAAAATCGCTACCGAGCTGCACAGCGCTGTCATTTACTGCCATCACCATTCCAAAGGCGGGCAGGGGCTGAAAAGGTCCATTGACCGGTCCTCCGGTTCCGGTGTGTTCGCCCGCGACCCGGACGCCATCCTGGATATGATTCCGCTGGTGGTAGAATCAGAGCGTTCCGCCTTCGACGAGGAAGCAGACCGGGCGTCGGGTGCAGTCCCGGCTCCGGCGTTCCGGATCACCGGCACACTCCGTGAATTCCCGTCATTTCCTCCGATAAATCTGTGGTTTCGTTACCCTGTCCACAATGTGGACGATACGGGGCTTCTGAAAATGGCAGCCGAAGAGGGCAGCCTGATTGATATTCAGGCAAGGGGGCGGAAGGCGGTCAATGATGCAAAGAAAACGGAAAAGGAAAAGCGAGTTTCCGAACTGAACGACGCGTTCGACACGCTGTCCGACGGAGGCAAGCCGGTGGAACTGAAATCCGTAGCAGAGTACTTCGGTGTGTCGGAAAAGACAGTAAGAAGATATGTTCAGGCCAGTGATGATTTCCATATGGGGGAAGGGAAAATGTACAGGAAATAGGTTTTAATATTCTTCTAATAATCAGACTCACAGTTTATATATACAGTGTGTCTGTCCCAGAAAGGACGGTGTAGGGAAAGGGGAAATGTGTGGCGAGTACGCTACGCCACACACATTCCCCTTCCTCCCCCTACTGGAAGAGTAAGGCAGGAAATGAGGTAATTTAATGGACACAAATAAACAAATTTCGTTTTTCATCCCTATGAGGATACCGACTAAGACGTTCCAGGCGAAGAAGCTCCGCACAGTCAAAGGCCGGGCGGTGCTCTATACGCCGCCTGAACTGGTGGAAATCAGGCAGAAATATATTTCCGCTCTAATACCTCATTCGCCTGCAGAGCCGGCAGAAGGGCCCATTTCCCTCTGCCTGATGTTCTGCTTCAAGGATAAGAAACATAACACGGGGACTCCAAAAACCACCAAGCCCGATTTGGACAATTTGGAGAAGGGGCTGGCAGACTGTATGACCGTGTGCGGCTTCTGGCAGGACGATTCCCAGATTTCCCTGCTGAGCTTATCGAAAAGCTATGAAGAACATGAAGGTGTTTTCATCAAAGTGGAGGAATTGAAGTCCAAATAGGAGGCGCGGCATGGGGAAAAGGGGCTTAGGCCAGGGCGTGGCAAAACATAAGGATCCTACCTTCGAGAAGGTGCTGGGGAATTTCCGGAGGGAAGCCAGGGAGCAGAAGGAAAAGAAGAAGGCCGCAGACGCCTTCAGCTGCATTAAAGCGCTCCGGTTCTATTTGAAAATGAATGGATATGAACCGGCGGACGATTTAGCCATCCGGGACGTTTACACTGGGCAGGTCTACCGGTCTGTTGTGTCGGAATCGAAGAGATCCAAGGCACCTAAATATTGATATTTCCATAGTCGTAATTTCTCAGGGGGCGGGATATGCCAGGGCAAAGCAGGAATCAGGATATACGAAAATTCTTCGATGCAATTATAAAGGCCATGTGAGAAAACATCATGGCCCGCAAAAATAAGATCCGTGTACGAGAAGTAAAAGCTTAACACGGGCAAGGCGGATCGTAAGAACTCCAGCCTTGCTTTCCATGTTTTTTATAAATGGGAGACGGAAAGACTAATGACGGTAAAGATATTTCTACAGAAAGTCAGACGGCAGAATGAAGTTATCCGGATGTATGAAAGAGAATTGAAAGACTTACGCATCCGGGCCGTGAACATTTCTAGCCCGGCGCTTGGTGAGAGGGTGCAGTCTAACCACCATGCATCTCTTGATGAAATCGTAGAGAAGATTGAATCCCAGGCGGATAAGGTGAACAAGGCATGGCAGTCTTACATGGAAGTCAGAGATCAGGCAACATCACTTATCAATTCAGAACCGGATGAGTACAGGAGATGCGTCCTTTACAGATACTACATCCTCTGCCAGCCGTGGGAGCAAATTGCAGTGGAAATGCATTTTTCTCTGCGATGGGTGATGCGTCTTCACGGATGGGCTTTGAAGGATTTAGAGAAAGAGTTCACTAAAATTCATGTAAGTTCCATAGAAAAGGGAGTATTATGATAGTGTGGAATTCGGGGATAAAGAATGTCACACCTCCTTAAAAGAAGCATGCGTCATGTCGATCAGGCGCATGCTTTTTACATGGGCGTTTCGTACAGGATCACTGCCGCATAGGCAGCTTAGAAAATAGGAAGTGAAAACCCCCATGCTTTTTTCATGCCCCTACTGTGGACGGATGCACCCGGCTGGGTACGTTTGCACAAAGAAGCCAAAGCATAAGTGGTATCGCAAAGTAAGAGGACAGAACGAAAGATTCAGAAGTTCAGCAGCATGGCAGAAGAAAAGGATTGAAGTCATTGAACGTGATCACTACCTTTGCCGCATCTGCTTTGAGGATGACCATGTTATCAACAATGCGGGGCTTCAGATTCATCACATCACATCGCTTGATAAAGACTTTAAGCAGAGACTTGATACAAATAATTTAATTACATTGTGTCCAAAACATCATGAAGAAGCAGAACACGGCATCATTCCTGCCGACAGGCTCCGCGAGCTGGCGAAAATGTCCCCCCGGCTTCCGAAATCTGAGAGTTGACAATGGTCCTAGACCACATTGCCCTACCTCAATTCACACAAACTTTGATTTCTCAGGCGTTTTTTGGAAGGATTTATAATGCCAAACTATAAAATCACTCAGACAAAACTAAATAGAATGGCGAAAGAGATGCTTGAAACGGCCGATGCCTATGGGCTGACTGATGACTACCTATTCATGACAACCTTCCGGAGATATACAACGCAGGTTGCGCTTGCGGAAGAGCTGCAGAAGAGCCTGGAAAAGGACGGCGTCCTTGTTACCAAGGAATATGTCAAAGGCCGGGCTAATATTTACACACATCCCGGTATCAATTCTTATAACAGAGTGACCGACAGTGCAAACAAGACAGCACAGGCATTAAGTAAGATGCTGGAAGATGCCAGGAATAAAAAAGAAGAGGATCCTAAGAACAAGGCCATGCAGGATCCTTTACTGAAGGCTTTAAAGGGCTGACGTGGCATGTCCAGTGAGTACATTAAGAACCATCCTGCCTATCGCTATGCCAAAGCTATTGTTTCCGGAGATTTCACCAGCATGGCCATCATTCCGGAAATAAAGGATATATATAAGCCTCCCACCTACGTCATCAAGCAATGCCGTGACTTCCTACAGGTTGCAGACGGGGAAAATCCTGATTTCTGCATCAATGAGCACAAATGCCGGCAGATTGACGGGCTTCTGAAGCTCTTAATCATGCCGCGCGGTCTGCAATTCGGTAAACCACTCTATGAATGCACGGTCAGCTATCAATGGCTGTTCTATGTAGCCGTTCTGGCTGAAGTGTATCACTCTGATCCGGAAAAACGGCGCTATGAACGTGCGGTCCTTGAAATCTGCAGAAAGAATTTCAAGACCTACACGGTAGCGACTATTTTCATCATCCTTTTCCTTACGGAACCTCCATTTTCACAGTTTTTCAGTGTGGCACCGGACCGGGCACTGTCAAAAGAGGTCAAGGAAGCCATACAGAATACGCTGTCGGTTTCCCCTCTTGTCTACTATGACATGCATGGATTGAAGCGGTTCAAGCTGCTTCGTGACTGCATCAAGTGCACACTGACACAGACCACTTACACGCCTCTGGCTTATGCCGCAAACAGGTTTGATGGACGTCTGCCGAACGTCTTCCTAGCCGATGAAGTTGGCGCTCTTCCAAATAATAGCGCAATTGAGGCCATGGCATCCGGACAGCTGAACATCAAAAACAAGCTGGGCTGCATCATTTCTACCAAATATCCAAAAGTAAATAACCCATTTGAATCAGAAGTCGCTTATTCGAAGCGTGTCCTTGACGGACAGGTGGATGATCAGGCGATTTTTTCGTTGCTGTATGAACCGGATCCGGAAATTGCCAAGGAATGGATTACTAATCCATTGGCAATGGCCCAGGGGAATCCTGCAGGCATCGAGATTCAGGAAATCTGGGATGATTTGAAGAAAAAGCATGCCAGGGCGCTGAACATTGAAGCCACAAAGACGAATTTCCTCACGAAGCACTGCAACATTATGGCATCCGGCACATATGACGGAGAATCTTACATTTCATTGGAGGATTTGCGTCGCGGAAAGGTTAAAGGCATCGACCTGCATGGCCGTGACGTCTATGTAGGCGTTGACCTTTCCATGACAAACGATAATACGGCGGTCAGTGTGATTTCCTACGATGCCAAAGCCGATGTGGTTGACTGCATCCCAATGGTTTTCATTCCGGCGGACAGGATTGAGGAAAAGACCAGGGCAGAAAGAGTACCTTATGCCGAATACATTGCAGATGGTTACGTTGTGCCGTGCGGCGATAGGACCATTGATTACAAAGTGGTTGAAGATTATGTGTTCAGCCTGGAAGAAAGATATGGCTGCAAGGTCAAGGCTCTGGGATTTGACCGGTACAACTGTCTAAGTTCCGCACAAAAATGGGAAGAAGGAGGCATTGATACTGTGGAAGTGAAACAGCATTCCAGCGTGCTCCATTCCCCCACCAAATGGCTTGCAGAGCTTATCGCAGACGGTAAATTCCACTATGAAGCCAAGAATAAAATGGTGGAAATCAACTTTGAAAACGCCAAATGTGTGTATGACACTAACATGAACCGCTATGTTAATAAGAAAAAATCCAACGGGAAAATTGATATTGTGGCGGCGACTATCAATGCCATGTATCTACTCGAACAAGATGTGAAGCTAAACACGCCAATGACGTGGGGAGCTCAATTCTAAAGGAGATGAAATCATTGGATATACTCAACTTTTTAGGTCTCAAAAAAGAAAATCGGTCTCTTGAGAATCCGACTGAAACACCAGAAGGATTAGCTGACCTGTTTCAGGGCGGAATTGACATGCAGGCTACCAGGGAAGAAGCGATGTCTCTCCCATCTGTGTCAGCATGCTTGGAATTCATTACCGGAGCCATATCCGGGATGCCTGTTAGACTGTACCGAAGGCGTGATGACGGAGGGAAAGAAGAAATTGAAGACTACAGGACAAGCCTCTTAAACCGAGAAACTAGAGACACTTTGGATGCAGTACAGTTTAAGCGAGCACTTGTCATGGATTATTTTTTAAACGGTGCTGGATATGCTTTCGTTAATTGGAAGCGAAATAAAATTCAATCAATTAACTACGTTTCCTGGGGAAATGTTTCTACAGTCACTAATGCTGATCCGGTTTTCAAAGAGGTTAATTACTGGATTAACGGGCATCGCTATTATGATTACCAGATTTTACGCATTCTCAGGAACAGTGATGATGGAATGGAAGGCCACGGCATCCTTAAAGAAAACCAGGCACTTTTCTCCACCATGTTCAAGGCACTGAGATATGAGCACAGCACCATCGGATCAGGCGCTAAAAGAGGATTTTTAAAGTCCAGCAGGCATTTGGACAAAGATATTCTTAAAGCTCTCCGTCTGGCGTGGGCAAAACTGTTCTCCGGGGATAACAGCGTGGTAGTGCTGAATGATGGCCTTGATTTTCAGGAAATTGGCACAACAGCAACGGAAAACCAGCTGGTGGACAACAAAACCATCAATAATAACTCTGTTTATGCCATTTTCGGTATTCCCACAGGGCTTTTCAGTGATAATCCATCATCTGAAACCTATCTGCAGGCCATCCGGACAGCAGTTCTTCCGGTTGCCAGGGCGCTTGAAAATGCCTTGAACAAGTTTATGCTGCTGGAATCTGAGAAAGGAAGCCTGTTTTTCACACTGGACAGCAGCGCAATTACGGAAGCCGACACCATGACGCGGTATCAGTGCTATGAAATCGGCCTTAAAAATTCCTGGCTCACTGTGGATGATATCCGTAAACGTGAAAATATGCTGCCTGTTGGCATGGACTTTATCAAGCTGGGCCTTGATGCAGTGCTTTATAAGCCACAGACAGGCGAAATCTATACTCCGAACACCGGCGTGAAAGCCAACATCAACGATGCGGCCGCGCCTCCTAAAGACAGCACTAATTTGAAAGGAGGTGGTAACGATGAAAGTGGAAATTCGCAGTGATAACACTGCAATTATCGAAGGGTATGTGAACGCTGTAGAAAGAATGTCCAGAACTCTGCATGATTATGACGGCAAAAACTTCCGGGAAGTGGTAAAAGCAGGCACCTTTGCCAAAGCGATTGCCGCAAACCCGAATGTGAAGCTGTACTTCAATCATGAAAGAGCCATAGGCGGTATGGATGATGGCACCCTGGGGCTGAAAGAGGATAATATTGGTCTCTATGCAAGGGCGATTGTCAATGATCTGGACATTGTGCGGGAAGGCCGTGCAGGAAACCTATCCGGCTGGTCTTTTGGCTTCTGGATTAACCCCAACGGGGAAACATGGCGTGATGATGACCAGAACGGGCGCATCCGTGAGCTGACTGATATCAGCCTGAATGAAGTATCTATTCTGGACGTCACTCCGGCATACTATGCAACTTCCATTAACACCCGTGATGAAAAGGCGGCACTGAGAGAAATTCGTGTAGTAGATGACAAGACGGATAGCGTTAATGACATCTACGGAGCTTTGGAGCGGAAAAAGAGACAGATTGAAATTTTAAAGATGGGTATTAAACAGGGAGGATAATCATGAATCTGAAAAAACTCATTGAAAAACGTAATGCTTTGGTAGATAAGCTGAATGAAATCGTTAAAAAGGCCGAAGATGAAACCCGCGCCATGAACGATGATGAAAATAAAGAATTTGACCAGGTTACTACAGAAATCCGTGCATTGGATGCAACCATTGAAAAAATTAGGGCTGCAATGTCCGTCAATAAATCTCAGGAACCGGAAGAACCGGCTGTAAAAAAGGCTGAAAAGAACGAAGAACGTGCTTTTGCCGCCTACATCCGTGGCAACCTGGAAGAATGCCGCGCTGCCGGTGACATGACCAAAACCGATAACGGTGCAGTCATTCCTAATACCATTGCAAAAAAGATCATTGAACTGGTAAAAGATATCTGCCCAATCTACGCACTGGCTACCAAGTTCAACATAAAAGGAGATCTTGTATTCCCCAAATTTCATGATTCCAATGGCCCCACTGCTTCCTATGCAGAAGAATTCACTGCACTGACTTCTAAGAGCGGCACTTTCAGCGGTATCACTCTGAAAGGCTACCTTGTTGGCGCACTCACCAAGGTTTCTGTTTCCCTGATTAACAACACTGAATTCGACCTGACTGCTTATGTAGTCAATAAGATTGCTGAAGCTGTAGCAGAATTCCTTGAAAAACAGCTGCTTGTTGGCACTGATGGCAAGATGACCGGTCTGGCATCCTGCACCCAGAGCGTTACTTCCGCTGCTGCAACTGCCATCACTGCTGATGAACTGATTGACCTTCAGATGAGCGTTAAACAGAGATTCCAGAACAATTGCGCATGGATCATGAACACCAACACCTTCAAGGCTATTCGCAAGCTGAAAAACTCTGAAGGTGATTACCTGATGAATCGTGACCTCACCAATGAATTCTCCTGGGACCTTCTGGGCAGACCTGTATACATCTCTGACGCTATGCCGGATATTGCAGCCAGCGCTATTCCTGTATTCTACGGTGATTACTCCGGCCTCTATGTAAAACTGGCTGAAGACATCAATGTTCAGGTGCTGAAGGAACGCTATGCAGAAGAACACGTTGTTGGTGTCATTGCATGGACTGAAATCGACAGCAAGATTGTGGAAGAACAGAAGATTGCTAAACTTACCATGAAATCCGCTTGATTTGAGGTGACCTGTCATGAAAATCAAGGCATTGCTTAGCTTCACCGGGGCTGTCACCATGCATCCCGGTGAAGAACGAACAGTAAGTGATAAGACCGGCAAGGACCTTGTCCAGGCCGGTCTTGCTATCAAGCTGGATGAGCCAGAGGAACCCAAGACAGAGGAAACCAAAGCAGTGAAAAATCCTCTAAAGGAGAAAGCTGCAAAGGAGGCGTGACGTATGAAAGTATCGGAACTGACCGTTGATTTCCTGCAGGAATACGTTCGTGCGGATGGCAGCTCCGCCACGATGCTTGAACCGATGCTTGCCGCTGCCATTCATTACGTCATGACTTACACCGGACTGACGAAAGCACAGCTGGATGATTATGAAGACATTACCCTGGCGGTGATGGCTCTTGTGGCCGACATGTTCGACGTGCGCCAGTACACTGTGACTAACGCAGAGGTGAATCCTACGGTGAAATCCATCCTTGACCAGCATAGTTATACAGGGCTGGAAGGAGGCATTGACTATGTATCGGAAAGCAGCACCTAACCTGTCATCCATTCTGAACCGGAAGATAGAAATCTATCAGCCTGTACAGGGGGATGAGAACGAGCTGGGCCAGCGTGATATCGCTGAAAAGCTTATTGATACTGTCTATGCCGCCATTGTTCCGCAAACCGGCACCATGCTCCATGGCCGTGCGGCCGATACGGTTCTTACCCGCGTCACGCATAAATTCATTATTCGTTATCGTTCTGACCTCACGACTGATATGTATATCAGATACGGAGGCCAGCGGTACGACATCATTTATCTTTTGGATCCATACGCCAATCATGAGCGTTTGGAGATTTTCACGGAGGGGATTATTCAATGATTGAGATGCATTTTGACTTGCATGAACTCACGAAGTTGAGTGATGACTTCCTGGAAGCGGCAAAAGAGAAATTCCCACGGAAGACAAAGAACTTCATGGGCAGGGCAGGAAACCGGATGAGAACAAGAGCAAGAGCCGCCTACAAATCGGATATTAAACATTCCAAAACAGGGAATCTGGTACGTGGCCTTTCCCGTGGGCGGCCTTACATCTATGGAAAAGATGAATTTTCCGTACGTGTCATAAACAAAGCTCCGCATGCCCACTTGTTTGAGCATGGGCATGTGCTTTGGGCGCATCCGCCAGGTGCTAAACATGCAATCAAGACGAATAGGATGGTTGAAGGACGGCACACTATGGCCCACACAGAAAAAGCTTTCCGGGAAGAATATGAAGGGATGGTTGACGAATATGTTGATCAGCTGCTGCAGGAAGGTGAATTCTTATGAGCTTAGTTACTCCGGCGGAGGTCATCGCCAGATTCACCAAGATATTGCAGGGCGCTTTCCCTTATGTTCCGGTACAGAATACCGACATCACTGAAGGATTCAAAAGACCCTGCTTTTTCCTTGACCTGGAAGGCGTCGATACAGGCCGTGTAGGCACCTATTATGAAGATGGGCTGTCTTTCCGGCTTTACTACTTTGCGGCTGACACCTACAAAGGTTTCGTTGACTTACTGAAGAAACGGGATGCCATCATACAGCTGCTGCAGGACACTACACGGCTGGATCCAGATGAAAATTCCGAAAAATATGGTTTCGTAATTCAAGCTGATGATACGATCCGGAGCGACATCAATCAGGCCGACAAAGTTTTACAGATTGCATTTACTGTGGACCTTGTACAGGATGATGACCGTCTGCCGGATGCAGAAATCATCGACAGCTTGGAATTCAAACCATCTGCTGTACCATCTACAGATACGGGCCGTTCTTCTACTGAAGATTCTTCTGAATCTGATGAGGAAGAAGATAAAACCTATAAAGTAGATGAATTATGAAAGGAGTAAATTAGATGGGACTGCCAACAATTGAAGTTGTGTTCAAGCAGCTGGCCGTTTCTGCAATTAAGCGTTCTGAGCGCGGTATTGCGGCTATCATCATCAGAGATGATACGCTGAGTCAAACGGACATCACGAAAAAAACCTACAGATCCAGTATGGATCTTGATTCTAAGAGCTATACCGAAGCCAACCTGAAAATCCTTGAACGGTGCTTCCTGGTTGCGGTGAATAAGGTTGTAGTCATTTCTCTTCCTCCTGCAGGGGATTTCAAGGATGCGCTGAAGATCCTTGATAAAATCAAATACAACTACGTCTGCACCACTGATGCCGCAAGCCAGCAGGCTCTTGCAAGCTACGTTGTAGACTACAATGCCACCGCCAAAGGCATGATGAAGCATACAGTTTGCATTGTCTACGATGCGACTACTGCTGATTCCAAGTATGTAATCAACGTAAAAAATGCTACGGTTACTGAAATTCAGACTGCCAGCGATGGCACCAAGAGCAATGTTTCCGTGGCCATGAATGAATATCTGCCGCGTCTGTGTGCTATTCTGGCTAATCTGCCAATGAATCGGTCCTGTACTTCCTACGTGCTGGAAGATCTGGCCGATTGTGCGGATGTGGCCACAGATGATACAGACCTTGACGGCTGGATTGATAAAGGTTACTTCTGCCTGTATGTGGATGACGATGAAGTCAAGATTGCAAGAGGCGTCAACAGCCTTACCACATTCACTTCCACTGATACAGAAGACATGAGCCACATCATCATTGTGGAATCCATGAACCTGATCATTGAAGATATCGCTACCACCTTCAAGCAGAAATACCAGGGCAAATACAAGAATTATCTGTCTAACCAAAAGCTCTTCATTGACGCGGTTGATGCTTATTTCAAGGAACTGGAAAAGGAAGAAATTCTGGATCCGGATTATACCGGCAACGATGATGCAGATACCACAGGCAATGAAGCCTACATTGATGTAGAAGCCCAGAGGAATGCCTGGCTGGCTGTTGGTAAGACTGCTGCAACTGACTGGACTAACGATAAAGTAAGAAGCATGGCATTCAAGACCACAGTCTTCCTGGCTGCCACGGTCAAGATTCTGGATGCTATCGAAGATCTGAAATTCGTCATTACTATGGAATAAGGAGGTGGCATAAATGGATAAAGGTGTAACAAATAAAATCATCCGCGGCACTAATGGCCGACTTTGGATGAATGACAAGCTTCTGGCCAATGTCAAAAGCTTTGAATGCAAGCTGAAACTGAATTATGAAGATATCGATGAGAACGGGAACCCCATCCAGCAGCGCCGCTATACAGGTGCCTCTATCGAAGGCACAATGGTGCTGCATAAAGTTGATTCCTACGTGCTGAAACTGATGAAAGATGCAGTTCTGTCCATGGACATGCCGGATATCAATATGGTGGCTAAAGTTTCCGATCCATCTGTAACCGGCATGGAACGTGTGAAGCTGTCCAATGTCACTTTTGATGAAGTAGGCATGGCAAGCTTTGAAAACGCCAAAGTTGGAGAAGAATCTATTCCTTTCCGTGCTGGCGGCTATGTACCGACTGACACCATCGATGACTTTAATTAACAACAAGGCGGGCGAAAACCCGCCTTGCACTAATTTTTGGAGGATTAGCAAGATATGGAATCTAAAAAAGCAACTCTTGAAGAGCTTCTGAAGCGGAAAATGAAGAGTGAGAACGATAGGAATGCCTTCTTCCCCATTGAAAGTAAAATCGGTCTGACTTTCATGGCGCAGAAACTTCAAATTGATAAAGTCATTGACATGTTTGATGACCTCAATGTCGTCAATGGCAAGACATCTACAAGGGAAAGTTTTGAAGGGGCCGTCAAGATTATCTACGAATCCGTCCCAATGCTGCATGATGAAAAACTTAGAAACGGGCTGGCTGAACCATATGATGTGGTTCCCGCGGTTTTTGGGGATAACATTGAAGCCATTGTAGACTTTGCTCAGGCAATCATTGAAAAGTTCTATGTTGGAGCAGAAAGTGCAGTTCAAGAAATAAAAAACTGATGAAGCGTGACCACGAGCTGCTTGTAATTCGTTACTACATCGAACGTGGCCACAGCATTCATGAACTTGAATCTCTCACTCCCATGGAATGGCTTTTCTACCAGCTCCATGTGGACTTGATGGCTGAAGAGCAAGAGAGAATAACTAACGGGAAAGGGGGGTAAGGCATGGCAAGAGGCATCAACGTTCTTCTGACACTGGTAGATAAGTTTTCACAGCCGCTTAAAAAGGTGGCCGGTGAAACTAAACAGGCTACCAGGCAGATTAAAAATGCCCAGAATATGGTCAATAAATTTGCCGGTGGTGCGAACGAAAAGTTCCTGTCACTTGCCGGATCCGTGGCTAAAATCGGTATGGGTATTGCGGCCATTGGCACTGGACTTGCCATAGCAGGCGCCAAAAACTTTGCTGATGAAGCCATAGAGAAGGCCAATGCTCAAGTGGCCGCTGAGACCAAACTGGTAACGATTCTGGGAGATGTCAGAGCTATTCAGGAGCAAGGTGCCGGAGCGGCTGAACGGGCGGCTAAGTCTCTGGGAGAATATGCATCCCAATTGCAGACTGTCGGGGTTGTTGGCGATGAAGTTACCCTTGCTGGCATGGCACAGCTGGGAACTTTCCAGATGACGGAAGACCAGATAAAGACCGTTTCTTCCGGAATGCTTGATTTGCTGGTCAATCAGAAAGGCCTAAACGCCACGCAGGAAGATGCGGTGAACGTGGCAAACATGATTGGTAAAGTCATGATGGGCAATGTTGGCGCACTTCAGCGTGTAGGCATCTCCCTGGATGATTACCAGAAGGACATCATTAAGACCGGCACGGCCGATGAACGCGCCGCCATGATTGCAGAAGTCCTTGCCCAGAACGTCGGCGGCGTCAATGAGGCCATGAGAAAGACAGATGCAGGCAAAGCCGCGGCCATCATGAATGACTACGGCGACATGCAGGAAGAAGTCGGTAAACGGCTGAACAAGGTTCGTACAGGCATCATGACTGCCTTTGCAGGAATGATTACACCATTAGGAACTGCCCTGGCTCCGATCATGGACCAGCTTGTAGTAAAGGTGGATGAAGCACTGCCGGCTATTCAGGAATTCGCTAATAACCTTGCGGCGGCGCTGCCAGGAATCATTGAAAGTGTTGGTAATGGAATCAGCTTTCTTGTTCAGCACATTCAGGATTTCATTGGCATCGCCAAAACTGTTGCTCCGGTCATTGCCGGCATAGCGACAGGATTTGCGGCGTTCAATGTGATTAGCGGCGTCATCAGTAAAATTCAGATGCTGAGGACACTTCTCAACGGCATCCAGCTTGCCGGCGGTGTTGTCCAATTCGCCGCACTCTTGAATCCGATAGGATTAGTTGCGGCCGCTATCGGCGTGTTGGCTGTAGCATTCTACACACTTTATACACAGTCTGAGCCTTTTAGGAATGCAGTGAATGATCTGGCATCTCAGCTGCTGGCCTTGGGAGAGCTTGTTGCCGGTTTCCTGGCACCTGTTTTTGAAGTCCAGTTTGCAATTATTTCTTCTGTAGTAGAAACGGCCGTGGATGTAATAGGCGGCGTACTGACAAATGTAGTCAATGTGCTGTCTAATCTCATCGGTTTCATTGTGAATGTGTTTACCGGAAACTGGCAGGGAGCCTGGCAGAATGTGGTGAACATCTTCCAGGGAATCTTTGACACACTGGCAAGTATTGCGGCCGCTCCACTTAATTTCATCATCGGCTTGGTGGATAAAATCGCCAGCAAGGTAAGCTCTATACACCTTCCTTCCTTTGGTGGTGGCGGGGACACTGGCGGCGGTGAAAGTGAAGACAATAATGCTTTGGGCACCACTTACTTCCGTGGAGGTCCTACCATGGTTAATGAAAATGGCGGCGAGCTGATTACACTTCCATCCGGAAGCCAGATCATGCCGCACCGGGAACTGCTGCAGCTAATCAACAATGGTGGAAGTGGTGGCGGCGTAACAGTAAATCTATCTGTCCAGGGCAATGTGATTGGAAACCAGGACTACATGAGACAGACCGGTGAATATATCGCGGACAAAGTCCGTGATGCATTGAGGAACAGCTAGGAGGTGGGAATATGAGCTTATTGTCTGACATACTGCTTCAGTATACGGGCTCCTCCTACAGTGATTTGACCTCCGCGCTGAAATCCCGCATCAATATTGTGCTGAAGGTGGATAACACCACAGACAGCATTGTCTTCCCTGTTGTTCCAGGCGATTTTCCGGATATGAACAGCACACAGAATAATGACACCTTTGAAGCCGTGACCGGTGACATTAATGTCATTGGTGCTCCTAAGCTTCGAACATTATCATTCTCCAGCATCTTACCTGTTAATAAGAACTATCCATTCATCCGTGCACAGGCCAGTTACAAAAATGGGTGGGAGTATGTGAACTGGATTGAGAAATATCGCCGCTATGGCGTGGTGTTCCGCTTGATGTTCGTTGAAACATTCGGAGCGGTAAAGCTGGATATGCTCTGCACTATCGACAATTTCGTATACCATCAGGAAAAGAACAATGATATCAAATTCCAGATTGATTTCCGTGAGTACAAGAAGCCGCCGCTAGATATTGCTGCAGATCAGGCGTCTGAAGGAGTGATTGCATGAACAACTTCAAATTGACTTACTCCTACAATGGCATAACGAAAGATATTACCGGAATTACAAGCAACTATACCCGTGGAGACCAGATTGACCAGCTGGGCGAAGAGTTCGATTTTGACCTGATTGATAATCCGCTTGATGTGAATTACCAGGGGAACCGGTTGGAGTTCGGCGGGAAAATCTGCTTCGAAAACAACGGTAAGGCAGTCTATACCGGAATCATTGAAGAAGAATCAAGGGAAGGGCTGTCAAAGTACAAATACAAAGCATATGATTACGCATGGTTTCTGAATAAAGACCAGGTATTTGTGCAGCTGGTGGACTGTACTGCATCTGATGCTATTCGAAGGATCTGTGACCAGAAGGGCATTGAAATCGGAGAAATAGCAGAAATGAATACGGTCATCAACAAGGTCTATAACGGAGATGAAGTTTCCAAAGCGCTGAAGGATATCATTGCTCAGGAAACAGATGCCACCGGCATTGAATACCGGATGGAAGTCAGGGTGGACAAGCTGTATATCACGAAGCGGGATGACCTGAAGATCACTGCCACCTACCAGCTGGCACCCAATGAACAGCCCTTCGATATCACCAACGTGATTGGTAATTACCGGGCAGACAGCAGCGTGAAGGATATCGTCACGAAGGTTGTTGTCACATCTGGGAAGGAAAAGGATGTGGCCGTTGTAGCCACTGCTGAGAATGAGGATGCTGCCAAAGTCTATGGTGAAATTGTCCATTATGAAAAGGTTACGGACAAAGAGAAAGACGATGCCCAGAAGATTGCCGACAAAAAGCTGAAAGAGCTCTGCAGGAAAAAGATCAGCAAGCGTCTGAAGCTTTTCGGATCCGATGAAGTCAGATCCGGCAGGGTGCTCACTTTCAACAGCCAGGAATTGGACCTGGTTGGAGACTTTCTGGTCATTTCTTCCAACCATACTTATGACAACATCAATCACTTCATGACTCTGGAAATCCAGTCAACTAGGGACAATCAGGAAGGGGCGGTTGCAAATGGCTGATACCTGGGCTCAGGAAATGGCCAATCAGTTCAAGGCACGGGACAACCCGAAACCAATCAGCAACTGCATCGGTCTGATTCTACAGACTGGTGATGACTGGAAGGTTTCCATCCAGAACGGGGCCTACATCATCGACAAAAGGAACGGCTACATTTGCAGGCACATCCTGCAGAGAGCCAGTGATTTTACGATTGATTCTGAAAGCCAGAGCGGCAGTCTGACAACCGGCAGCTGCACCGGCGGCTATAAGCACAGTGGAAGCAGCTATTCCACATCTAACACGGCCACAGGCCATGTCACACTGCATCCGATTGATGACTGGAAGCCTGGAAATAAAGTGATGGTAGCTCCAACAGCGGACAACCAGCACTTCTTTATTGTGGATATCATTGTGCAGGAGATGTGATTTATGTTTCCCTCCGATATTGATCTGAACGATTTGACCGCCGCTGTTTCTACAACCGATGCAAACAGCAGCACATCCGCGGCGACAACAGGGGTAACGACTTTAGGCCGGAGCCCATATTTTGATTATAAGAAAAAAGAATTCGTGATTAACTCCGGATTTAACCGTGAATGCACGCTGACAGAAAGCATTCAGCAGCATATCCGGCTTTTCATCAATACTGTCAAAAACAGATATGCCATTTATGACAAATATTTTGGCGTTGATACGAATGGACTTGTAGGCTATCGGCTGGGCAGATCCGTAGCCATTGCTACGATTAAGCAGCAGATTTCTGATGATTTACTGAAAACCTGTCCGGTAATCAAAGAAACAAAGGACTGGACGTTCTCAGGTGAATCCGGTGTATTTAGCTTCACAGCAGTCATGAATGATGGTGTAGAGGTGGTGATTTCAGAAAATGTATACGATTAACCAGATTCACAATACAATTCTCCAGGGAGTTCCGGATGACTACCAAAAAACGGAAGGCTTCCCCACTTATGACATTACCCGTGGTGTTTCCTTTGGGCAGTTTCAGTTGTGGAAGAAAGCCTTCCTGGTGGAAGAAAAGCAAAATGTAGATAATCTGGAAGGTACTGAGCTGGATTCATGGTGTGCACAGCGTGTCGGCCTAACCAGAAACAGTGCTGTAAAAGCAAAAGCAGTCATTCAGATTGTTTCCGGCGGCGGGCGAATCATTGCCGGTGACTTGTTTGAAACGGTTGACGGCATCCAGTTCGAATCTACAGAAACCAAAACAGTCGCCCAGGGAGATACCTTCAATGTGCAGGCTGTAGTTTCCGGCACAAGTGGAAATGTGGGCGCTAATACCATCACTCAGATTCCCGTCACCATCAATTGTATCGGCTCTGTTACTAATCCGAATCCGGCAGAAGGCGGCTATTCAGAAGAGACGGATGATGAATTCCGTACACGCTATTATGAAAAGCTGCAGATTCCTGCTACATGCGGGAACAAATACCATTACCTGGCATGGGCAAAAGCTGTTGATGGCGTGGGCAATGCGCGTGTGTTTCCCTGCTGGAATGGCCGTAACACTGTGGAAGTGGTCATCATAGGAAATGATAATAAACCGGCATCTGACAGTCTGGTCCAGGCCGTCCAGGAATACATCGATCCAGGCAAAACCGGATATGGGGAAGGCCAGGCTCCTGTAGGTGCGGTATGCACAGTGAAATCGGCTGACACGGTATCAGTCACGGTATCGGTCACGATATCGGTTTCTACATCTGAAGACCTTGCAACTATCAAAGAAAATGTGACCAAAGCGATTGAATCCTACATCAGCTCCCAGGCATTCGCCGCCGGTGACAGTGAAACGGACTATATCAGCTATGCACGAATCGGTGCGGCCATCATCGGAACTACCGGTGTACTTGACTATTCGGATTTGAAAGTGAACGGCGGTACATCAAATATCGTCATTCCAAAGGAATCCGTGGCCGTGTTAGGTGGTGTAACCTATGCTGACTAAAACCATGCTCAAAGCACTGCATGCCTGGTATAGATGCGACAAATGGGTAAAAGCTTTATATGATGCCATAGATTCTGACATGACTGGAGTTGATGGCAAGCTGATGCAGGACTACTACAACCTCTTCTTCGACAAGCTGGATGAAGATGGCTGCAAGGCGCTGGAAAAAGATCTGGGACTGACACCTGCAAAAGATGGCACACTGGAAATGCGCAGGAGCGATATTCAAATAAACTGGCTGGCAAAGCAATTTGCATCCATGCCGGCTATCCAGCAGATTTGTGATGGAATCTACAATGGAGACTGCACAGCTGAGTATGACGGTGATGCAACTATCACTTATGCCTTCCGTCATTACATGGAACCGGCTCCTTATACGGATGCACTGGTAAAATCAGTTGACCGCATTAAGCCGGCACACATTGATTACAAGTTCAGGTACATCTACAACAAATGGCGTGACTATTACTATCCGTTATTCTGGTCCAATGTCAAAGCAAAGACTTGGGCAGATGAAGAATCAATGATATGGTCTGATAACTATGCACTCCGGCAAAACTGGTCATATATGAAGACCAGAACCTGGAAAGAAACCATGATTAAAGATGTTGACTAATAGGAGGAACAGAAATGGCAACAAGAACAAGTTACCTCAACTTGATTAAACCTGACTACACTGATGCTGCAGATATTGCAGATATCAATGCCAATATGGACACACTTGATAATACTATTCAAGGTCTCGATGAAACCGGCTCCAAATCTTTGACAGCACACAATAATGCAACAGATGCACACAGTGCGATGCAGGCAACTGTAGATGATACACTGGTGCCAACCGCAGACTTGAATACCATCCGTAATTTGCTCAGCAACCTGGGTAACAGAATCAAAGCGGCCACAGGTGCGAGCGGATGGAAAGGAGATCCAGCAACTACGCTGGCTTCACTCGCAACATTAGTCTCTAATCTATCGAGCGGCTCAGATGTCACTTGGTCTGGCACGAAATTCACAAACACTAAATTGGGCATTTCCGGCGTCATTAACACAAATGGCTATGTTGCTTTTGGTCCAAACTTCGGCGGGCTAATTATACAGTGGGTATCTGCGCTTGCATCTGACCTGACTGTCGGGCATGCTTTTACATTGCCGTTGAGCTGTTCTGTCTATGCGTATTCGATATGCCATAAAGGGGCATCCCCTGGTGCAGTAGGCATCGAGGATGGAAAAGCATACGATGTAGGATGGAACAATACCCCTGTCTGGATTATCGCTATTGGTAGTATGTAGACAGTGGGGAAGCGTGTCGATTCCAGCAAGTAACAAAGATCGAGAAGAAATAGTTGTGCCTTTCCCAATTACTGTAAATGCGGTTGTAAATATTCAAAGCTCTTGCAGATCACCTGTCGGTATCACTCGAGCTGGTGACGAAACACGATCTACACTTACAATTGTACGAAGTGAGGCATGGACAGCAGGATCTCTTACCGTAGACTGGAAAGTTATCTGCAAATAAACAGTGGGGATTTGTAGACCAATTACCTAAAAAAACAGCTGTTACACTACCGTTAAGTGCAACTCCAGTCGTAGTAACGATGAATGATTGCAATACCGCCGGTAACCCATTAGTCTTAGCTACCTATAACTATTCAAAAGGAAAGTTTATTGTTGATGGAAAAAGGATACTGGAAGACAATATTAACTATGTTTGGGGATATTGGATTGCAATTTGTCACTAATTAATTCCCTACGGCTATAAGAAACACTAGGTCTCCTACACCAGGATTCCCTCGGATATCGAAATCTGACCATGTAAATCCAGATAGGGAGTAAGGGTTATTAATAGACAACGAGTAACAACCTCCTCCTCCATATCGATTAAGCTCCACTGAAAATACCTGACTTGGAAATTGAATTGGAAATAAGCCTGTCTATGGTGCCGAGCCAGAAGGAGATAGAATTCCCCACTGTTCAAAGAAAAAATATGTTGCCTGGCGGGCACTAAAAAAGTACCATGACCATGATAAAAGAGGCGGATCGGGGCCATGGGGAACTGGGGATTTGTATGTAGAGAAATTAGTAACATGGTTGAGGAGCTAACCAAAACTGCTGAAATTCTTATGAAGGGAAGTGATATGTTGAGATTTCCGAATGGATTTGGCAGCATAAAACGATTATCAGGACACAGGCGCAGGCCCTATGTTGCCGTTAAATCCATAGAGGGAAAGCAAAAACCACTTGCCTATTTTAAGACCTATGAAGAAGCATTTCAGTATCTGCTCAAGTTAAACGGCGGGCGCATTACCAGAAGGAATTCTACAGATATCACTTTTGAGGAATTGTACGCAGAATGGGCAGACCAGAAATTCGATAAAATCAGCAAGAGCGGGATTAATGGGTATGAAACAGCTTTTAAGCATTGCCAAAAAATCTGGCGCATGCCTATGAATGAAGTCCGGTATAAAGTCGTACAAAGCGTTATCGATGATATGCGAAGGTCCGGCTTATCGTACAGCTCGCAGAAAAAGTTAAAAACCCTGTTCTATCAACTTTATGATTATGGTGTGAAATTGGATATCCTCGATAAAAACTATGCTCAGTATGTAGAGCTGGATCCGCGGGAGTACAAGCATAAAAAGAGGCCGTACAGCCAGAAGGAAATCGCTACATTATGGCAACACGCAAAAGAGCCTGGCGTACAAGAGATTTTAATGCTGATTTATTCTGGCGTACGAATAGGCGAAATGCTGGCACTCAAAACGGCGGATGTGCACTTATCTGAACGCTGGTTTCTGATCAGAAATAGTAAGACCGCTGCCGGGCGGATGCGAAAAGTACCAATTGCTGAAAAAGTCGTTCCTTTTTATGAAAGTAGGATAGGGACGGCTTTTCTTATCGGCAGCGGAGATAAACCTATAAGCTATAGTGCTTTTAGCTCACGTTATGATAAGGCAATACAGCCTTTAGGCATGAAACACACTATACATGAGACCCGGCATACCTGTGCTAGTCTACTAAATTCCGCGGGTGCTAATGACGTATGTACAAAGATGATTTTAGGGCACCAGCAGGAAGGCGTAACAAAAACGGTTTATACACATAAAACCGTACAAGAATTAATCCATGCTATCAATTTAATTTAGGAGGTAACTATGAAAGATTATTTGATTCAGTTTAATGCGGACGGCCGGAGAGGCACCACTTATGCTGATGGCGTCCATTATTTCGTACAGTCTGGTGGCGCTGTGAAAGATGGCAGTGTTAAAGTACAGGACATGCTTGACCAGGGCTTTGTTTTTGTAGATGCATCTGATTATGCAAATTTGTTAGGAAATAATTCGGATCATGCAGAATATTGCCGCCAGTCTGATGGGACTTTTGCACCATACGTCGCACCAGAACCAACTGCTGCAGAAAAGAAAGCCTCTGCTATTGCTACCATCAAAGCGAAGTACCAGCCGACTTTGGACAACCTTGTAGAAGCAAGGTTAAAAGCGGCTATGATGGGCGCTGATACCTCGGAAATTGACAGCCAGTATAAAACCACACTCGCCAATATGGCGGTTGAGATTAAAAATGCATAAGGGAGGGATAAATCATGGAATTTTGCGAATATTGCGGTAACTTTTTGAACGATGATGGCCGCTGTCCGTGGGATGAATGCCCGCACAACGCCATCATTGACGCCATGGCTGAAGCTAAGAAGGCAGATGCCGAAAAAGTTAAAGCTAGTGATGGGGGAACTTGATGGATATCTTTGAGCAGATTTACGGATATGCGTATAAATCAATATGTAACATTACAATCGGATGGCCGGTCAAACTTGTTGGTGGGGCAGTACTCTTAATCGTTGCACGGCATGCCGCCCTGCTTACGGCTTTTTCTTTGCTCGTTGCACTCGATTTATTTGCTAAATTCATTGCACTGTCTTATGGAATGATGAGAGCACGTGGAGACAATGACCCGTCGTTGCTTGATTCGATTAAAGCGATCCCGGAAGCGCATAGGCAGCGGATTATCAACTCGCATGAGATGAAGACGCAGTTCATTGGAAAAATGATTGTTTACATCTTGACGGTCATTGCGGCGGCGCTGGTTGATTTCATGATTGGCCATCTTAACTTTAGTCAGATAGTCATTGCATACCTGGCATCAACGGAACTACTCAGTATCATCGAGAATCTTGACGATGCAGGTGTATCCGCCGTGCATGATTTAGTCGGGTTAATCAAAAGAAAGAGGGCGTAAAGATGAATGTTATCGATTTATCAGACTGGAATGAAAATGTCGACTGGTCCCGTTTCATTGACCACGGCATTGGCGGTGTAATCGTGAAAATTTCAGAGGGCCGCACTCTTAGCGAACTGTTTGCAAAGAATATTGCGGGAGCCGCTGCTCGTGGGATCCCGTGGGGCGTCTATTGTTTCTCTCATGCGCAAACGACAGAACGGGCGGAGGAGGAAGCTCAGGTAGTAATTGGCGCGCTGGAAACTTTAGGATACGGAGCACCAGACTTAGGAATATGGTTTGACGTGGAAGCTCCCGAGGTAATTGGGCAGGATTCCGATGACGTGACCGCAGTTTGCAGTGCGTTTATCTCTGCATGCAACGCCGCCGGCTATAGCGCTGGAATCTATGCGAGTCTATCAACATTGACAGACTGCATCAATGTTAATGATCTGGCAGATTATGTTCCGTACTGGTGCGCTCAGTATGCCGAAAAATGCGACTTCCTAGATTATTACCCTGACAATAGACTTGCAGGGTGGCAGTGCACAGACAGTTACATTATAGACGGGAACACTTATGATATGTCAGTTTGGTACTAGGGAGGCTCGAAATTGTGGAAGATAAAAAACAGAAGCTGTGTGCTGCTGCTCTTGCTTGCGTTGTGCTTCTTTCCGGCTTTGTATGGTTCTTCTGTGCAGGCAGAAGCGATGTATCAGATATCAGAAGGGGAGCTGACACAGTTAGAAACGAACTTGAATCAGCTCGCGAAGAACAACGAGACCAAGCAGCAGCTCTTGACCGAGCAGAAAACGCAGCTAACAGAAGCCAATCAGCAATTAGAGATAGTGAAGAAAGAGTTGATCGCGTCCAAGAGCTTGAACGAACAGACGCAGAAATCATTAGGCAGAGCCAATCAATCATTGAAAGAGTTAGAGCAAGAGGCAAAACGTAAAATCAGAGTTAAGACAAGGCAAAGAAATATGTGGATTTCTATTGCCGCCATCTGTGCTGCTGCGGCCATAGCAAAATAAAAAGAGCCATATCTACAAAACTATTCCAACAGAATCGGAATCTAGCACTGAAGAGAAAGTATAATAAAAGCGTGGACCAGGGTACATCTACTCTGATCCACGCTTTTTCTATACTGCTCTACTGACAAACACAGAAACATAATCCGGATATACAAATATATTCTGATGTGGGCGCTTACGGTTCACCAGCAATGAAGACAGCGGATTCCGCTGTCTTTTTTCGTGCGCAAAAAAGGATTTTTCTTTTTCCTGCATTCCATAAAAAACATGTATGCTGAAAAGCAAGAAATAGGACAATTTCTATCTTATGTCCATGGATTGACCTTTCTATAAAGACTATAATAGATATAGAAAGATAATGCCATATAGTACTATTCCATTTTTTATAGAGAGGGGAGGTCAGACTTATGAAAGAGATTCCATCATTTTTCAAAAAGCCGGATCCGATTACGGATATTGCGGATACGAAGGAGTATGACATCGTCGTCATCGGCGCAGGTTCTCCGGGCGTTCCGTGTGCTTTGAAGGCAGCGGAGCTGGGCGCGAAGGTCGCCATTCTCCAGAAGGAAAAGGAAGCGGCTGCGTGCGGAAACTTCGGCGCAGGCATCCTGACGGACAAGAGCGATCCTGTCGACGTGGAAAAGTGCGTTTCCATGCTCGAAGCTGCTTCCGGCCACAGGGCCAAGAGGGAGCTTCTCGATATGTGGGCCAAGAAATCCGGCGAGGCCGTTCTCTGGACGATTGAAAAGGGCAAGGAAGCAGGCGCCCAGGTCGTCGATATGGGAACGAATGCCCATGCAGGACTCCTGAAGAGAACCGGCTGGCATATCGAATTCACGACCTGCGTCTTCGGGCCGAAACCATACGACACCGGCGCTGCCATGAAGGCCATGTGCAAACTGGCTGAGAAGAAGGGCGTCGACATTTTCTACGAAACCCCGGCTGTCATGCTCGATCAGGGCGCAAACGGCAGAGTGACAGGCGTCATCGGCGAGCATGAAGGAAAACACATCCTCTTCAAAGCCAGGAAAGGCGTCGTCGTTGCCACAGGCGACTATGCGAATGATAAGTCCATGATGGACTACTACCTCCCGGATATGACGAACTTCGCCCTGAAGAGAACAGGCAGAAGCGGCGACGGCCACAAGATGATCGTCTGGGCAGGCGGCCGCATGGAAAACGTCGGCCACACCAAGATGGCCCACGACATGGATTCCGGCCCGACCTCCCTTATGAGCGCCCCGTACCTGCGCGTGAAACTGAACGGCAAACGCTTCTGCGATGAAACCGTCGGCATGGAACTCATGAACTGCTACCTCACCTTCGCCGAAGACAGCGGCCACTACTGCCAGATCTTCGACTCCCGCTACGTAGACCAAGCCAAGAAAATCGGCATGACCGTCGACGATTTCGAATCCCTCAAGAACTGGATGCCGGAAGAAGACTCCGAACACAAAGGCGTCATGAAAGACCTCATCGACACCTACAAAGCAGACACTCTCGAAGAACTCGCCAAAAAGCTCCGCATCAAAGACATCCCTGCTTTCCTTGAAACTGTCAAACACTACAACGAAATGGCCAAAGCAGGAAAAGATACAGAAATGGGCGTCCCGGCAGAAAAACTCTGCCCCGTCGAAGTCGGACCGTTCTACGGCGTACACCGCCACATCCGCTTCACCGTAGGCTGCTCCGGCGTCGTCATCAACGAAAAGATGCAGTGCCTGGATAAAGACGACAACCCGATCCCGGGCCTCTACGCCGCAGGCAACCTCGCCGGCAACTTCTACGGCAGCATCGACTACCCGCTCGACATCTTCGGCCTCAACCTCGGCCATAACTACACCGAAGGCTACGTCATCGCCAAAGAAATCATGGGGAAAGAATAAGTAAGGAAATAAGGAAAAAGATATAAGGTATAAAAAAGAAACCGCTTCGGGTTGAGCGGTTTCTTTTTTGTTGGATTTTTTATTTTCCTTGAAGAGTGGTTGTTGCAATTTTTGCAACAACTGGTTTTTCTAATTTACTACATTAAATTTTTTGCTGAAAAGGGTTACTTATATTGAGTAAAGCGTGGTTTTAAGATTTTCACATCTCTTCCATTTGAACTGTTGCAAAATTTGCAACAGTTGCTTCCTTCGATAGCTCACCCTCATCAAAAATATTTTTCAAATGCCTGCTGATCGTCGATTTGCTGACACCAAACAACTCCGCCATAGCCTTCTGCGATAGCCAGACAGACTCATCCTTGACGATAGCATTGACAGAGACATCCTCATCCGACGAACGATAAACAAGAAAAGAAAAATTGCTCATAAGCCCTCCAGGGAAAGCGCTGATTTTACACGTAACGATTAACCATTTGCTTACATCTTACCATATTCAGGGGAAAGAGCTGGGAATGGATGATTTTCCAAATAAAAAAATCAGGACCCCCATCCGAAAATGAGAGTCCTGCAAAACGTTGCCGTTTTTCCTTGTACAGATATTTTACAAGATTAGAAAAATATATGCAATGGGATAAAATCAGTCAATTAGGATTAGAATATTTCATTGCCCTCAAAACTCATATGAATTGGTTTCATATTGTCATTGCAATCAAATTGAACCTTGAAATTTGAACGAATCATTGCTCCAAAACTATTTTGAGAGTCTACCGTCCCAATAATGGTTCCAATACCATTTAATTTAAAGTATCTGAATGTTTTATAATCAAATTCAGCTGTTGTTGGAGCCTTTAATACCTTTTTGACCATTTCTTTGGCTTGTCTTTCCATTTGATTTTCTTCACTAACACTTAATACATAATCGCTAGGTTGATGTACGGCTTGTCCATCTTTATACATAATGATTTCTTTTAATTTAATAGTTTCGACTTTATTATCTTTGTCTAAAAATAAATGTGTATAACCTTTCTCCGGTGTATAACCACCTTTCGCAGTAACATTTAAAGAATACATGCCTTTTTCATCTTTAGTTGCATCTGTTACTGATTCAACACCAATAGAATTCAATGCTGCTTCAATATTTTTTGCATCGTCAACAGAAATCCCAAACTTTTTACAGAAAACATTTTAGAAGCATATTCTTTATCTGCTCTACTCATTTCAGATATTCCACTTTGTTGCGATAACATCGCATCAGTAGCTTTAACCATTAGAAACAGAGACACAAAACACATCACCAGGTAAAATAAACAAATTTGTTTTCTTTTCAACTCTGGTCTTTTTCCAATGTTCCCCATTTAGGTTTTATGATAGATATTAAAAGCATTATCACACAGAAGAGAAAGAGTAAGAAAGCTAGAATAATCATTATTTTCAACCCCTTAAGAGATAAACAAAATATCATTTCTATACATTTTTAAATATAAGATAACTTTTTTTAAAATTGCAAATCGAAATTAAACACTTTCTAAATCCGCCAGTTTATACACTTCTTCAATAAATGCCTCTTAAAATTTGCCAATATGAATTTTAAGAGGCATTTTATATAATACAATGATATTAATTATATAAGTGTTTTTTCTTTCCACTTCCCCTCACCATCAAAAAATCCCGCTCTTTTTTCAAAGAGCGGGAAAATTTTTTTATTTTCTCCGGATTTTTCCTATACCTTTTTTCGATTATCTATATAGGACTACTGGAAGCGGGAGGCTTCGGCTTTGGCGAGCTGGTCGCAGAGTTCGTTGTACTGTGCGCCGGCGTGGCCTTTTGTCCATTCGAAGGAAAGGGCGTGGGAGGTGAGGAAGGCGTCTATTCCTTTCCAGAGGTCCTGGTTCAGGACGGGGGTGCCTTTGGTTGTGATCCAGCCGTTTCTTTTCCAGTTGTTCAGCCATCTCTGGGTGATGGCTCTCTGGAGGTACTTGCTGTCGGTGCAGAAGGTGATTTGTCTTCTCTTGCCGTCCTGGCTGATCCATTTGAGGGCTTCGTAGGCAGCGCGGAGTTCCATTCTGTTGTTGGTGGTGCCTGGTTCGCCGCCGGTCAGGTGGAGGAAGGCTTCTCCTTCTTCTGTGAGGAATACGGCAGCGAAGCCTCCGGGGCCGTCCGGGTTGGAGAGGCAGGAGCCGTCGGTGTAGATGGTGAGGGTATCAGGGACTCTGAAGCCGGCTTTCAAGGCTGGTCCGAGTTTCTTGGCTTTGGCCGGGAATGTCTTTTCTGCTTCTGCGATGTCCTTGGCTCCTTTTGTTGAGGATTTCGCCGCAGCGGGTGCTCCGGCAGAAGCGGCCGTGCCGGCGGGTTTTACGATTTTCGGTGCTTCTTTGACGGGTTTTCCGTACCATGCTTCGGCATCTTCCTTGGTGACGAAGCTTTTGTAAACGGCGTTGTTGAAGCCCTGGACTTCTTTCTTGCAGTCGTCCCAGGTGTAGTAGACGCCGGGGTTCCTGCCGCGTTTGACGACGTAGTATTTCTTTTTCTGTCTTGTATTGCCCAAGGCTATTTTCACGCTTCTTTCTTCTGCTTTTTTATCGAGCTTCATGGTCCCGTCTTCGATCATTTTCCAGAAGCAGTAGATGGTCGCTTTCGTGTCGGCGAGGCTGTCGTGCCAGCCTTCTCCGTCGTAGCCGTAGTGTTTGGCGCACGTGATGAGTTTCTGCCAGCGGATGTTTCCTGTGAAGGGATCGCGTTCGCCGTATTTTTCGGAGAAGGGGGGCATGATGTCGATGTAGATGGTTTTCTTTGGATCGGGCAGGGTAAGGCCGCTCTGGAGGAGCATCTGCACGTCGAAGGGAAGGTTGTATCCGACGATGGCCTCTGCATTGCCGAGCATTTCCTGGATTTCTTCCTTATGGTCCAAAATGAAGGGACATTTGCTGACCATGGCAGGGGAGATGTGGTTCACTTTCTCGGCTTCGGGCCATGACGAGTTTTTCTTCGGACGGAAATATTGATTCATCCGCATAGCGCCTTCGCCGTCAATGACGGAGAGCTGCAGGATCTCGGCATTGGGGCCGACTCCGGTGGTTTCCGTGTCCAGTGCGAGTATTCTGTCTTTATCCATTTTTTCCTCCTTGCTTGCGGAGTTATTCTCTCCACTCCGCTTCCTTCCTGTAAGCGCCGCCGTCAGCGGGTACTTCAAGGTTTTTGTCATGACGGAGGCGGCGGTTCAGGATGGTCCTGATTTTCTTTCCGTTCTTTTTCTTGTCTTCCGGGAGTTCTTCTTCCCATTGTTTCCCGATTTTTTCTTTTTCGTACATCTTGCGAGCGTACTGGCTCAGCCTGTCTTCCCGGGTGACTTTCTGTGGACGTTTCATGACTTCTTTCCTTTCGCTGACTTATCTCCCGCAGCAGTTTGTGACTCGGAGGGGAGGCATTCACTGCCAGTATAACAGCTTTCTTACTGCTTTGTAAATTTATACTTTAATAAGTAGGGAAATCGCTTGCAGCAGCGGGATTTTTCGGACTTTTACGACTAAATGTTCGCCTTAGGAGGCACAATTTATGGTACTGTCATATTCTTTTTTCTCTATATCTTGTGAATGTACAAGGGAGCCGATAGATGATAGAATAAAGTTATTCACAAGGTTAATCACTTTTGCACAGAGTTGTTCAAGTGCATTTTCCTTCGATAATATCGAATTGATCGGACTTTTATTTCTTGATTTATTCACCAGAATTCACATTTTTTTCACAAGGTTAATCACAACTGTCAACATATGAGGTTTTTATATGGATCTATTTTCACTCTGGGAGGATTTAGTTACTTATATTAAGTCGAATGATTCCGAGTATTCAGAAATGTTTGAACTTCACTTGTACCCTGTCTCACTTTCAGGCTCGGTACTGACGATTTCCACGGACCACACACTGCCGAAGTACCAGGTCGCATGGCTGGCCAATGTGTATTCCAGAAAACTGGAGAGTTACATTCTTAAAACGAAGAATCAGCAGATCACAATACAAGTAGATAACTACCGTCCTCCAAAAATAACGCCGAATGACGGCCCGGGTCCCGTTTCCGCCCATGCTCCTGCCAAGGATATGGAAAGGGAAAAGGCCCGCAATGTTGTCCCACCTGCTCCTTCTCCGGCACCGTTCCCCGAAGGGGGCATCCCTTCGCCATTTCCGGAAGGGAATGAGCCTGCTCCCGTGATGGAAAGCAAGGCAGCCGATCCGTTCCCGGAAGAAGCAGCGCCTCCGGATTTCACAAATCTGAAGCCGAAGTCGGCCGACGAGGTCGC